CTGATATCCCATTATCAGGGTAGCTTTTTTCATTCCTCCGTGTTTCATTTTTTTATCCGGAAAATCCGTTATGCTCATAAAATAAATAGCTACTACCCGAATATTGGATAGTAGCTATAATCTAATTGCTTATTTGCTTCAGCCGATTTAATAATTCATTTGTAACGTCGTCGTCGAATGTTATAAATTCTACGTTATACCCCTCTTTTAAATATATTTCGCAAGCATAATTTAAAAACTTTTCCTTGTCAGTGTAGTTTATGACATCAAGCGGCTTTTTGTAATCTATACGTCCCACAAGCGGTTTTTGCGTATCAAACCACCCGTGAATTATAATACCGTGCCTATCCCGTGTCTTATACATAACAAAATTAGGACAATATAATAATTTTTCATACACGCTCTTTTTACGATTTAGATAAAATTCGTCTATCGGTATAGTAACATCCGGCCAATCGCGATAGGTCCAGTTTAAATCTAAGCCTTTTTCTAACATAAATTTTTCACACTGCTCATGGGTCATCGGTTCCATATAATCACCTCCATGGGTTGATTATACCACTATCCATATTCGGTTTTCAATGTACAAAAAATCTGTCTAATATCAGATTTTTCTCACCGTGTTTTCCGGCACGTCTGCATACTCTCCGCTATCTAGCAATACTCCAATCAAGCCCTCTCGGGTCCCGATCACCGTTCCGCACTGCCCGTCCTGAAGACGTACACGGATCACCTGACTTTCCTTTTTCAGCTTCACAATCTTTCTCCCTTCGTTCGGAAATTATCAGTTTTGCCGAGTAACTTTATCTTTTTTCGCATACCTTATGCAAAACTGAAGCAACCCTTCCTGTTCGTCCTTTTTTAATATTTCTTCAAGCTCATTTACATTATCTGAAATAAAAAACAATAGTAGCCTTGCTTTAAATGCTTCTGAATAACTACATTTATACGCTTTTTGTATGTCGGAAATCCTGTATATATTGGTATCTTTCATATCTCACCTTCTTTAATTTTGAAAATCCTAATTTTGTGGAACAAATGGCTCCG